GGAGAGGAATCTCACCTCTCCCTAACATGCCGATCGTGGTGCCGCGTATTTGGCACCTCTTTCGTCAACCCTTAGTAGGAGTATACAGACATGTCCCGTATCCGATCCCGCGGCGAAGCCGTTAAAAACGGTACTTGGTCGCGATTTGGAGCAGTTAACGGGGGAAATCCGGTTACGACGTACACCGAAAGGTGTGAGGACCAACCAGGTCCAGGCGATGACGGCTATCTTGACGTCTATCGTTCGTCGTACTCGGGTGGTGTCCTTCAAACGGACCCACCACCGAATTACTTTTCAGTCTACTTTGATAAGTATATCTGTGAAGCTATACAATATCAAGGTGTGTTTGAAAAGGTGTCTGTGTTTACCGGAGAAAAGGCGAACGAAGGCTACGCAGCCGACGCCGCCGCTCGAACCAACCCTAGCAGTCCATATATAGACGTGCCAGTGAATGTGCTCGAGCTTGGAGATATTGCTCTTCTGCTAAAGAAAACAGGCGATAGCCTGATTGCTGAGGCAGCTGGCAATAATCTGAAACTTCAGTTTGGACTTTTGCCAATACTGAGGGATCTCTCGAAGATTTCTGACTTTCAAGCCCAATTCGATAAGAGGGCCGCTGAAATGAAGAAACTTCGGACCAAAGGACTCCGGAAGACAGTCTCTTTAGATAAGCTAACCCAAGACTGTAGCAAAACTAACGTTGCTTTTCAGTCAGCGGGAGGTTTTATTTCTGGAAACCTCACGGGGATAGCACACCGAGAGATTCGTGCCCATGTTAGGTGGATACCTAGCTGGAATTACGATTCTCTTAGTGATCGAGAGATGAGTGCATTAATCAGACGTTCCCTTTTGGGAATGACCATAGATCCCTCCACTTTATGGGAGGCGATGCCTTGGTCCTGGTTAATCGACTGGGGCTTTGGCGTGGGGGCCTATTTTAGGGCCACACGTAACATAGTCCCTGCCGTGCTTGATCACGTTGCCGTGATGAAGCACACTCGCATCGAGTATACGAGCCCTAAAATCCGTCAAGGAGCGACCGAGATGAGTCCCATCAAGGTCACCCATGAAGGAAAGAGCCGTATACGAGCTGCTGTCTTACCTACTGCCTATTTGCCGTTCCTTACGGCAAACCAAATGGGCATACTTGCGTCACTAGCAATAGTGAAGGCCAAGTAAAAGCCTTAAACCATTGCTACCCACATGGTGTGGGGACGCAAGTCACAAGGAGTAGTACCATGTTCGCCGATCCGGCAGTTGTCACTATCAACGCAGTGGCCAAGAATCTCGTTCGTATCAATCAGGATAAGTACTCGTCAGAGTACCTTCTCCGAACTGCTACGGAAGAATTCCGGCTGAGCCTGCGAAATACTTCGTATACCGATAAGAAGCGTAATGTGGTCATTGACCGTCATAACGCCGAACTTATCCATACGGTATTTCCTGTCTCGCCCTCCACGACATCCTATATCAGGAAGTCGTACTGCGTAATCGAAAATCAACGGGGTGACACCCTTGTTGATCCACGATATGTCGCAGCGGGTCTATTTGCATTCTTGACGAATGCAAACATTGACAAGTTGATGAACTTCGAGTCTTAATAAGAGCTTGCTCTTATTGAGAAAGGAACTCGAAGGGACGATTATCGGAGCGGTGGCTTGGATGCAGTCCTCCTAGAATAAGGAGCCTACATGAAAAGCCAAGTAAATGCTCTACTCCATGTCGTATCTGGATTAATTAAAGATATCCAGATTTCGTACCCGGAGCTAAAGGGAAGTTTGTCGAAAGATTTTGATCGACTAACCCTTTACTGTCAAAGTAGGGATCTTGGGGTTTTCACCCTAGATCTCCCCCACCTCGAGTCTCTTTTGTTAAGAGGCCTCGAAGAGGGGCGCCTATCGTTGGAGGGACCGTTCTCACGAGCGGTCTCATCCAAGACCAAGGTGCCGAGATTATTCTCAGGACTTTGGTTGCGCATCTTTGATAGAAACTCCTGTTTAAAGCATGAGGTAGATGTCAATGCTTTGTTCTTCCTACGACAACTTTTAGTTATCGGTAAGAGGATCGAAGTGGTTTGCTCCGACGATCGCACTTCAGCGAAAGTAGGAGAGTACCATGACATCGAACGTGGTCTCCGCAAACCCAGTTTTACCTGGGACTGCGATGAACTACACCTCGAGCGAGCGGGTAGAGGTGGTTCCCCCGATGAGGGAGAGCTACCTTCCCGAGATTGCCGTCATTGCGACGGCGATCTGTTTTCTCATGATTGTCTTTTTCATTCTCTTCCCGAAGAAATCGGGGACGAGTCTGTAGAGAGCAGTCATGAGCTTTCATCGCGCGAGGATAGGCGCAATCGGAGTGATCACATGCGTGTGCATCTTGCACAAGCTGTTGATCATGTCTATCCTGTGCTTAATCGCTATGACGATCTGTTCCATACCGGATACAGAGAGTCAGACGGTAAAGCCAGACTAGCCGATATACGTCTCCTCAATAAGATCCAAGAAGTTGCGGATCTTATCTTCACACGCTTCGACGAGCTCAACGTACTCGATTTTAGTAATGAGTGCGAAGAGAACGCTTTAGGCGTGGGCTTTAAACATGGCCCTGGTGCTGTAGCGGAAAGACTCAAGAACTCTGAGAAATCAGGGTTCCCAAACTGGCCGCAAAAGCTCCAACATACCTTTCCATATGAGTACTGCGGGAAAACCGTAGGCGCTCCTATGGATCGGCCACCTAATCATGAAGTGGCCGCTCGTCTAATTTGCGTGCCGAAGACCGCAAAAGGTCCTAGGCTTATTGCAGCAGAGCCGACAGCACATCAGTGGTGTCAGCAACTGGTGCTCAGATTCTTGTTTGATCAGTGTCGACGGCATTTTGGCTCGTCGTTCATTGACTTCAAGGATCAAAGCAAATCAGGCGCGTTGGTGTTGGATGCTTCCCGTGACCGTTATCTGGCGACAGTAGATCTATCTGACGCTAGTGATCGGCTTACGTGTTGGACCGTGGAACGCGTATTTCGGACGAATGAGTCCATTCTACGCGCTCTGCACGCCGCACGTACGAGGTACATTAGAGACGAAATCTCTGATGTCACGAGCTTCCTG